GGGAGTATCTCCTGCGTTATTCGAGTTATTTAAAAGCGTCCCCATGCGAAGAGCCGATCTGCCTTTTCTGGTTTTGGGGATACCCGACAGCTCGTCGCTTGGAACGCTTACATCCTATTGGTTGGCAATTGTATGCTAAAAACCGGACAAAACTTCGCTGATAGACAAAAGCAAAGAAAGCTATAAAACCGACCGAACAACAACGCTTAACGAATGCCGGCCTGAGCCCAACTCCCAGAGCGATCCGGGGTAAATTTTTTGTCCTAAGATGCACGCAGGCCCCGAAAGCCGAAGCGTCCGAGGCCTTTTACTTACGCGCCTAGCAGAGCAAGAACAGGATCAGGAAAATCAGGATTTTCACGACCCGCCTTGCTATACTAGCGGAAGAAGATTTGTGTTCCATTTATCAATCTTCCTTTAAGCGGCTCGGTGCTACCAACACCCGAGCCGTTTTGCTACGGTTTTGTCCCGACGACTGGATGGCTACCGCAGTAAAACCACCCAATGCTTGCCGAGTAATGGAACAAACCTCGGACAGACAATTCCTGAAATTCTACACAGTCCCCTACCCTTCCACCATGCTATCGAGGCGCTTGGCAATGTCCTCCGACTTCGGACGGTAGTAGCGCTGCAGCATCTTCAAATTTTTGTGCCCAGTCTGACGAGCGAGGGACAGAAGATCAAGGCGCGGTGCTCCGGTCTTCGGATCAGGGCTCGCCGCCCACGTCGCAAAAGTCGCACGGCTGTCGTGGAAGTTGAGACCTTCGCGGATGACACGCCCGGCGGAATCGAGTTCCGGGCCAAGCCCTGCCCTGTCTCGAATCTTGCGCCACAAAGCGTCTCTCGTGGCGTCGCTCAATGCTCCGAAAAGTTTCGGCTTATCCCCCAATTCACGAACCAGATTGATAATTCTCAAGGCTTCCGAGCTCAAAGCAACGTCTCGGCGGCTATCAGTTTTAGTCACCTCATGCGGCAGATGGATCACCGCCCCATCGATCCACGCCTCTTCGATGCGCAGAATCTCCCCCGAGCGCATCCCAGTTTTGCAAGCCAGCAAGAAGGCTGCCATCGTCAGCTGCAGCTTGTCTAAAGGCACAGACTTCCCATCCCATCCACTGGCGACGAGCAGAGCCTCGATGTCTTCATCCGAGGCCGTACGCTCACGATGCTCCGCGGGCTTGGGCAGAACGACACCAATGCAGGGATTCTTTGAGATAAGCCCCGACTTCACGGCCAAATTAAAAGCAGCCGAAAGCGTTTGAATTTCTTTGTGCGCTGTAGCCGGCGCCAAGGTTCCAATGTATTTTTGCGACGGTTCTTTGAGACGCTCGTCGAAATACTTCTGCAGGTCCTTGTACGTGATCTGGCCAATCTTCAGCGCGGCAAATGGGCGCTGCAGGAATCGGTTGATTCGCAAAACCTCTTGCTTTGCACCACGCTTCTTTCGCGACTCGGAGTCTCGGTAGGAGATCAGCCAATCTGCCACCGTGACCTTGTTGCTCCGGAGTCAGAGTCAGCATAGCCGCATACTTCCTTGCCTCTGCCGCGGTCTTGAAATTTTTTTGCCTTTGCCCCCCGCCTTCTCGCCAGACAACCCGCTACCGTCCGTTCGGAAGTTTGGAAATGCCCGCCATTTTTGTCCCCTAAAACTGTCTGGCCAAATGGAAATCAGCCAGCAAAACAGCCAGCAAATAGCCAGCATTTAATCGGATTATGCCGACCGAGGACAACAAAAAACCCCGATAAATCGGGGTATGCCGAGCTATGCGGAATATATATGGTGCGATGGTCAGAACAATCTTTCCTTATTTTAAAGGGAACTAAGCGATGGATACTTCTTTTTATACCGTAAGTTATACCTTACGGACTTTCTCGGCGCTCCTTGATGATTGATGTCAAGGCATCCTTCTTTGCCGCTACCTCTCCAGAAAGTCTTGCACCTTCTTCACATAATTCTGCACTTTCTTGGAGTAATTTTGTGCAGCCGGCAAGTCGCTCTCGGAAAGCGTCACAGGAATCGGAGTCGGCTCCGGACAGCTTGGCGCGATAACCGTCGGCGAGCTTGCGCACCCGCTCAACATCACCACGTAGGTCAATAGACTCAGCGCGCGCAGCCGCCAGTTGATCCATTGCTTCAGAAAGCGCCAGTGCGCTTTTTCGTTCTGCTTCACGATGTGCTTTCTCCTGTTTCGCCATAGCGGTTGCTGCCTGCTCACGCATTTGGGCGATGTCTTCGCTGTAGAGCGCGGCTGCATACTTGTATCCACCTATAAAAAAAGCGGCTGCCGCTACAGCAACCGCTACTGCTTTGTACCAACTGATCACAGAAAACAACTCCTGACCATACAAACCATCATTCACTAAGATAAAATCAAGAAAATAGCTTTACACAAAAAACACACACAAGTAAAACAAATCAATATCAAATACTACTCAAACAAACTCCAACCAAAATAATATCGCCATGGCAAAAATAGATAATCCACAAGAATTCCTCACTCGAGCAATCGACACATCGAACGGTTTCAATGACTGCAAGCCAGAAGAAATTCAGAAATTCCTAACCCAGTTATATGAAAAATCAAAAGAAAAAAATCCTGACAACAATCAAACAATAGAAGATTTTTCAAAGCCATTTGCTAGATCTTGCAATAATATGTGCAAGCCGTACAGGGCAATACTTCTCTTGTCTACAAACCAATTCACACTAACTAAACCATTAAGTCCAAGATCAATTATAAGATCCATTCGAGCAAATCAACTAAACCAACTTGACGAATACCTTTTAAATCAATCCGATATCGGAAAAGAATTTGACATACAAAAAACACTTGAATCCATAATAGATAGCCAATACATAACCAAATACAAGAAAAATGTACAAGAATGCATACATGCATTTAACAATGCACTCTATTATCCCTCAGCTGTTGGCGTCATCGCCATTGCAGACGGGATCATATCAAACATATCAAATGACCAGCAACCCAGTTTCAGAACTCGCATAGATAAAATACAAGAAGCTGCATTAAGAACACTCCAATCGATCAACACAGAACGCAAATCAAATGACATAGACTTTTTAAAGCAGAATATAGCCTTTATATCATTCTGCGCATCTCAATACTACTTCTTTGGCCACTCCCCTTTTACAAATAGCGAACCACTCCATATAAATAGACACTGGATTGCACACGGCCGTTCATCAAGATGCGTCAGCAAATTAGATTGCATCAAGCTTTTTCGCTTACTAAACACTCTACTCACAATCAATGAACTGCTATCTACAGAATAAAGAAACTTAAATAAGTTACTCCAATCAACAATCAATCAATTTTATTCATGCACATTTGAAACTCTATATTTCTTCTCTTTACTAACCCCTGAACAACTTTTCCGTCAACGTAAACCCAACGCTTTAGCTCAAGACATGCACCTGGATAGTCTCCTGCGTTCAATTTCTTGACGAGCGTAGAGGCGCAAAAAGCATTCCCGCCCACGTTGAAAGCGAACGATGTATATGCGTCATATTCACCTTGAGAAAGCGGAACTTTGACGCATCGGCCAATGGCACTTTCGGCGTCGCCCACATCTCGCATCAAGCGTTCGAGCGCCTGCGGGACGCTAATCCTGTCGCCGATCTCGACGCCGTCGGTAGATCCGAAGCCGATGGTCGGTACATCACCCTCGACGGGTATATAAGCCTCGCTTCGAAACCCCTCAAAGTCAGCAATCGCGAGCAAACCCGCTGCAGTCAAAGACAAGCCGCCGACCGCGATTCGCGTTCCCATTCTCATAGAAACCACTCCTTGAAGCAGTGCGCCACGTACCCTGCGCAGAAAAGCGTTCCGAGTACAAAGGCCGCCCATCTTGTCAGCCTTGTCACCCATGGAAGTTCTCGGTCTTTCTTCATCACGAGCCACATAAAAATGGGGCTTAACGCCCCTGCCAATTTGCTAAAATCCATATCGCAAAGAACACTCAATCTTTGAGACACGAAAGCCGCAAGCGTTCCCGCGCCTGCGGCTTTTCCTTTATTCAGCTTTCTCTCTCACCTTTTCGATTTTTTTGGCCACAGCATCATCAGACACCTGACAAACAAGCTCTTCGATCTTTCGTGGCTTCCACAGTCGGTAGAAAAAGCGACAGGTCTCTACGATCTTGGGCAACGCGCCGATGATCATGATCAAGATGTAGACCAAAGTCAGGATCGTGACCCACGATTCGAGCGGCACGCCTGCGATGCTCAGAGCTGACACACCAATTGCCGGTGCTGCCTTTACTGTGCCACTGGCAGACCCCGAAAAGATCGGGGTCAAGATTCTTTTCAACACGCTGTCCTCCTCGCACATCACTTATCCTCTTCCAAACCAGACCCCTTCATGGGGTGGAAATAGAGCCAATGAGGACAGTAGGGATCGGATGCAATTTCTTCCTGACTACTTCCCCAGATCTTCCAGCCAGCCCCGAAGCGCACGCACTTCCAGTGGCCGAAAATCCGGTAATGCTTGACGAAGTAAATCTGCCAACCGATGAGCTTGCCGTCCCGTTCGAGATACCACTTGCACAAACCGCTTACGCCAGTCAGATCGCCAACTTTCGGATCTCCCTCGTACCACCACAAATCGCCTTTTTGGTAGTGAAGGCCCAAGATGAAATAGTTGAAGCCATAAGCGCTGTTCCGGAAGAGCCAAGCCGCTCGTCGCGCCCACGTCCAGAAGGTTCCATCCTTTGGCCAACGCTTCCTATGTCCCTCGTCTCCATCGCACGAGTTGTCGGGAGTCTGGAACCAATAAAGCCAATCGGGAAGCCAACCGTCTTCACCGACGAAACAGGCCAAAACCGGGGACAGAAGCTTTGCAAAAAGCTCGAAAGGGACTCCAATAAGTAGAAAAAGGAACCACTTCAGATAGACCATTCCTAGCTCCAGAAGAGGTACCCAATTCCGACGCCTGCCGCAAAAGCGATCACGCTCACCACAGCCCAGAACTTGCGCACCGTGCGGCGAGTTTCTGTGTCCAGCGTGGACTTGTAGTTCTCCACCTTGGCTACAAGGTCATCGGTCAGCTCTTCAACTTTGATGCCGAGTTTGTCCAAAAATTCTTTGACTTGATCTTTTGTCATTTGAGATGTTCCTTAAAAAAAGGCACAAAAAAAGCCCGCATCAGCGGGCGAAGGAGTCAGTAGCCACAGGCTAGCCATGTGTATTCATGTTGCGCACCGCCTTGGCCACCACCACTGAATCGGCCTTGCATTGAGACGGAAGTCGCTGTTTTGGCGGAATAGCAAACGTCAATGCTTCCAACGTCTGTTGACCATTGTCCTGGCATGTAAGCCAAGACGTAATTAGCGGAGGTAAACGGCTTAGTGAAAGTGATGCTTTTGATTGAGCAGTTTGTAACGCCGCCTTGCTCGATAAACCCGCTTGCATGAACGCGGTAGAAACTACCATTTTCATTGTGAGACTCCTCAACGACCGGGTCTCCTTGCTGCTGGCCAAGCTGGCTTTTGAACCACTCCAAAACCTTCAAAACCTCAGGAGAGGATACCCCCCCCAGGCCAGTCTTTTCTTTCATGTCACGTAAGATTTTCAAAACAGTTTGATTCGCTTCTGCCATTTTCAATCCTTAAAAACCACAGGCATACCATCCGCCTGTCCCTGTGTTAGTCGCATCTGATCTTGTTCTAAACCCTGTAGCTTCTTTGTCAACAAATTGTCTTCCCGTACCATCAACCAAAATCCCGACACCAACCAAGGCATAAGAAGTATCTGAAAATGGTTTGGGAAACACAAAAGTTTTATTCATAGATTCGGTGCCACGCAAAAGAGTATCCGATGGGGTGAGCCACTGCTCAATGAACCCATTACTCCAAATCCTCCAAGCGATTGCGCCATTCGAGTTTTGCTCGATTATCTTTATACCCCCCCATTCTTGCGGAAGTCTTCTAAAACCTTTTTGACGGTCGGATCAGCAACTACCCTTTAAGCCACCTTTTTGGAAATCGTTGCGGGAAGATCAGGCCACGTGATCTCAGTCGGGAAGCCTTCCTGAGTTGGAACATCGCGCAACTCCTGGCGATATGCCTTCAGCGCAACTGAGTCTTCCTCTCCCAAAGGGTAGTCGGGCATCATCAAAAAGTCCGTCTCTGCCAGCAAGGCATCGCGCTTGGCTCGCACCTGTGCGGCGATCTCCTCGGTTGTCGGCTCAGGCACAGCCACGATCTGGAATCGGCGCTTACCGTTCTCACCCTTTTCGAGTTCTGTGATGTACCGATCGCCGTGGCTGTTGCAATATACAGCTGCGGTCGGAGGATAGGTTTCCTCGAAGATTTGTCCGATATAAAAGTCGTTTTCTTCCATTTTCAATCCTTAAAAACCACAGGCATACCACGTTGCCCGTTCAGATAGGTTCGAGTCCATTCGCCCGTGTCGTGTAAAAGACGTCCTTGTAAAGCTGTAGATCTGCATGTAAAACGGTGCCGCCGATCCGCTGAACTTGCCATTGCCGGTCATCACAACTGTGAAATCGTCCGTTGCGAAGCTCTTCGGAAAAGTAACTACGCAATCTGCGGATGAATCCGAAATTGATAAACCGCCTTGCTCGATGAATCCTGACGAATACTTCCTGTAAAAATTCGCCCCATCGTGCCACTCCTCGACCACCTGATCGGCTTTTCCGAGCTGGGTCTTGAGCCAGTTCAGAACCGCCTTAACCGTGGGGTCTGCCGATACCCCCCCCCACCTGGGGAATTACTTCTGTCATTTCGATTTCCTTTCTAATAACCGCAAGCGAACCAATATGCTCCAAATTGAAATTGCTGTCGGGCAGATACGGATACCGTCATCGATGTTTCAGTCGGATGTGTAGTAACAAGAGCGATTCGTCCAATGGAATTAGAAGCTGCGTTGGACTGAGAAAACGTAATAGTTTTCGGAGGCTGAGTAAATGGTTTAGGAAATACAACTTGTGTTGTGGTTTCCTTAAACTCTCCCCCTTGTTCAATCCAACCGTCTTGATAGACTCGATACCAGTTACCGTCCTCGTCAACCCACTTGTCAATTACCCCCCCCCATAGAGGCAATTTTCTGCTTCATACCATTCAATACCTTTTTGACCGTTTCGTTTGCTGTTGCCATTCTTATCTCCAGTACCCATAGGCATGCCAAACAACGACTGCCGGTTTGCTTGAATACAAAGTAAATCCCGTAGTCAAAGCTTGGTCGTAACTCACTTGTGGAATATCAGAAGCGGAGCTCCACAAAGGCGTAGAGACAACAATTGGCCAGTCGTTTTCTTTCAATGCTGTAGGCAAAGAAATTTGGATTGAGGTCGATCCGTTAAGATTCGCCGTTCCGCCCATCCAGACCATGCCGGATTGCAGTTTCTTGTACCAGGCAGACACGATTTCGTTGGCATACCCGCCAGTTTCCACAATGGCATCTATCGCAATTCCGCTGCTGGCAATCCAGTTATAGCCGTCAGTTACAAGCGTTAGTCCACAAGCGTTTCCAAGCGTCAAAGTGGAAAAACTTGGGTCTGTATTCATGCCGCCATAAATGTGTTCTCCATTGGTTGCTTTAATTGTGAGCTGGCTTCCGATGATGCCGATGTTGGTGAAAGAAACTGACTTTCCTACACACTCTGCGGCTGTTGGCAGAGTCAGCTCAACTGACAGAGGAGAAGTCGCTGGCGAAGTCAGTAAGTGGATTCGGTTAAGGTCGTTTACTGTCAGCGCACGCGAAGCAGTAGCCGACACAACCGGCGGAGAGGCCAAGAAATCCAGAACCTTCTTGGTCGTTTGATCGGCCGCAATGGCCGCCAGTTGCTTGGCGACCTCTTGGGCTACCAGTGTTTTCAGATCGTCACTCAATTCCATTCTCCTGTGCAAACTCGATAAAAGCTTGCAAGATCGACTGAGCATCATCAGATGTCGTCGAGCTTGCGGCCTTTTCTGACTTACCCAGATACGTTGTCTGTGCATCCGCCTTTGTCAGATACGGAGTTAAATCCGGCGCAGGCACCTCAGCCGCAGAGATGGCTCCGATGTTCTGTCGTGCCTGGGCTTGTTGCTCACTGGTCAGCGTTTGCGGCGTGTACCAAACCGAGCTTGCATTTGCGCTTGCTGCGTCTTCCGCCTTCTTTTGAGCCGCTTCGGCAGCGGTTTTTGCTGTCTGAGCAGCAGTTGCAGAATCCGCCGCAGCGGATGCTGAAGTGGCTGCTTCATTAGCCTTTGTCGTGGCAATTCCTGCTTGTGTCGAAGCGGTTGAGGCAGAAGAAGCGGCATTTGTCGCAGAAGTGCCGGCAGAAGAAGCGGAACTGGCTGCAGCTGTTGCACTTGACGCAGACTGTCCCGCATAGACCTTTGACGAGTAGTCTTCGCCGTTCACCATCTCATCCTCTTTCACTGCCCATTGCTGGGCAAGATCGGAGTTCGTCTGTGATGTAAAGGCTGACGATGATGCGTTCTGAGCTTGTGTTCTTGCCTCGGTTGCTGATGCAGCTGCTTGCCCTACTAGACCTTGCATGGTCGCAATGTCTGCGTCCGCATCAATCTGCGCCTGTTGAGCTGTCTGCAAAGCGTTCTGTGCCGTCTGATTTGCCGCATTGGCAGTGCTCACTGCCTGACCTGCCTGTGTCTGTGCTTCCGTAGCTTTCTGGTCTGAAGCTGTAGCCTTTTCAGAAGCGGCATTTGCCGTTGTGACAGCACTTTGCGCTGATTCGCTCGCAGCATTTGCCATTGCAACGGCTTGATTTGCCTGCGTAACAGCGTTTGCGGCATTGGTGTGTGCCAACTGGATCTGTGCGCTCCAACCTTCCACCGTGGCTGTGAGAGTGACCACTGCAGCGTTAGCTGCGTTAGCCACTTCCAATGCTCTGGTTGCGTTCGCACTTGCCGTCTCGGCAGTACTCACGGCTTGTCCAGCTTTTCTCAACGCTTCTTCAGCGTCTAAGGTCGAAGAATTGGCAAAAGCCCCAATCTGATTGATGGCATCTTGCGTCTGCTGGAGAAAGCTGGCACCGCTGATCTCGCCGGTTGTCTTGAAGACGTATCGAAAGTCAAAATTCTCTGCCATACCACTACTCCGGCAGTTTCACAAAAAAGGCCATCTTGAAAAAGAGGGGCTTAGGCAAAGTCACCGTGTGCGTATGTGAGTTCGCCGTAAGAGAATGGGTGTGTCCCTTACCGCCACCGATTTGACTTAAGTTCATCGTGTGAGTATGCGAACCGTTTGAAGATGTTTCGCCTTCCCAAGATCGTGAGGCATCAAAAAAAGTTTTGGGACGACTATCCGATTCATTACAAGCAGGGCCAACACTTCCATTGATATAGAAAGCTCCGGTAGTGTTGTTCTCTGCTGCTGCGCCATAAGCGGCCTGAGTAAAGCTGCCCGTGATGTTCATCGTCCCTCGGGTATGAGTATGCGAACCTGCGCTCGACGTTGTTCCCGTGTGAGTATGCGCGGGGATCTGATCGATCGTAAGAACGCATTCACCAACCGTTCCGCTCGAAGTCGTTGCGTCCGTCGTAGCAGATTCTTTGCCACCCGTCGCGCCTGCTTCGTCAACTGTAGAAGGGAGCAAAAACCGTCCGATCAGGTTCGGGACAGTACCGCCCGATCCGTCTGTGCCACCATCGCAAAGCACATAGGACTCATTCGCCTCGCTTGATCCCCACGGAATCAATCGACGTCCGTCTGAACCGCCGACGCTGCAGTTGTAAAAAGTGGTCACTTGCCCAGCTAGAACGGACGGCGCATCTCGGCTTGCCCATACGGTTTTGTCGGAACCTGGCGCAATTACGCCTTTGCTCGTATCAGGACCGTTTTCGATCAGACACCGATACTTAACGCCGTTGTGAAAAACCTCGTTCCCAGGTTCGTACACAAGAGAGGACGTGTATCGCATGATTCCGCCCTGCTGATACCAAAGCAGGAACTGCGACAACAAGAAAAGAGCGCCGTTGAAGTCCTCTCTCTTCGGCGGGATTCCACCTTCCGAAATCGGTTGCGCATTGACATTCGTCCATCCAAATTGCTGAGACAGGCGTCCGGTTCCTGCCGTCTGACCATCTGCCGGCGGGATCACCTTGTCGCCTTCAACCGCGATTGCTGACGCCAAAAGATTCTGAGGATAGTTGCTCATTCTTTGTCCCTAAAAAATTTTCTGATCCTGCTTAGAGCCGCAAAAACTGCGTAGACCGCCACGCTGTACCCGATTACGTAAATTGGCAACGCAGTCCAAAAAGAAAGCCCTTGTGCCATCAAAAGCGCCTCGGCTAAGTCCTGTAAAATGTTCATGTCTGAAGTAATGTTTCAGATACAAAAAACCCCGCTCAGTTCGCCGCTGAACGGGGTTTGCTTTTTTGCGTATTTTCCTATGCGCCTATGGTGCGCCCGGGGTTGAAAACTCCCTGGTCGAACGGTAACAACTCTGATCCGTCAAAGCCGAAAATTTCCTCATTCGGATAGATGATCAAGAAATTTGTCATCACGCCGGCAGGACGATTAAGAAGTCCGTAAGTCTGCAAAATTTGTGCCTGAACTTCTGAGATGTTTCCGATGATCACGATACTTTGAAGCGTCATGTCTTGGTAGTCCACCACGAAAACTCTCGTGCTTGTCAGCATCGAAAGCATTCGATTCATCGTCGCACAAGTGCTGTCCGAAAGATTGCAAACGGCTCGGTACATTAGAAGGAACCGATAGTAATCGTCATCAAACCTTACATATTGCCCTTGGACTTTGATATAGCGATCGATGCCAATTCTTTCGCCCCACCAGTCGAGAAAAACGCCTTTTGCTGTCTGTACGTCGGCAACTTGAACAGAGATTTGATCAAGCTGATCCGAGGCGTCGATTTCGTCCTGAACGATCTTTCCGACTGCCTTGAAATTTGGCGCGTGTGCGTACTGGCTCTGCATTGCAATGCTTGCCTTACTTACGACATTTGCCATTTCCCGAACGTCTTCAACGCTCGCAAAGTTCTGCCAAGTCTGGGTGTCGCTCATGTCAACCACCAAATGCGAGTGTGATGGTGTCGTCGGAGATTGTCGGAGATTCATTGGCTGGGACATCAACCGAAGCTCCCAGTGATCCGATTCCCAACCCCACCGTTATGGATTTGATCGGTGCCGAGGTGACAGCCTGCACGCACTGATAAAACCGTGACGCATAGACCGTGCTTGCAAGCGTCACACGTGAATTTTCCAGCTCGCCCAAAAAATCCTTTGTCACAGCTTCTTTGATCGCAGCCTGCGTCTCAGAATTCATGTCCTCTTCGAAGAACTCGATTTTGACTGCAAAGTCGACAGCCGTTGGACGCACGATTTTGTACGTGTACGAAGCATTGAAGTGTTCCGTATCGATGAACGTCACCTCGGTGTCGCCGTTGGTGCCGCATCCGCCACTTTTCCGCTCGAAAAGCACACGAGCAATGTCTGCATCCTCTCCTCCGACGATGCAAACCGCAATCGAATGAGGTTCAAGCTCGAGCTCATACTGTGTTTGCTTCAGGTTTGTGTAGTTCTCAAGAACCACACAATCCAAAACGCCGTCGAGTTGAGCTAGGTTTGCCTGAATGTTGGCCACCGTGCCATTTGCGTTGATGGCGTAGGACTCCTTCATGCGGTTGCGTAGCTCACCATCCGGCTCAATATCTCGTCCGGTGACCCCTGCTGCGACATTTACAACCGAATCCCATCCGGCAATAACCGTTACGATCTTTGTCACTGTTTCTGCACCGATTTCAATCTGTCCGTGCTCTACTGTTGCAAAAGTCGTATCCACTGCTCCTGTGTCACCAATCGTTGCCCCTGACACCACAATGTGCCGCAGTTGATTGCCGTTTTCATCCTCGACAATAGCTCCGTATGGAATGACAGTTCCTCGCAACCCGGTGCAGGTACATACAACGACAGTCGGCTCAGAGACCTTGCGTTGCAACCCGTACAAATTTGCAAGTGCATCCAAAAAAATGCCTCTAGCCGTGTCTGGATTGAACTGATTAGCTAAAAATCCGATCTCGGAATTTTTAGCTTCAACTTCCGCGGTCGTCAGATCAACAATTTGACCAAGTGGAGAGCTGGAATCAACATTTACCAAATCCCCGTTTGCCGTTACCGGCATCGCTTTCTGTACGGCGTCAGCCAGGTCATCGCGTACTTCTCTCGTGGAAGGAATGGTGACGCCGTTTTTTTCATCAAAGAGAACTTGAGCCATAGCCGTACTCGGTTTGAATCTCTACTTTCCCGCGTAGCGTGCGCGTCCTAAGATCAACTTCAGTCAATTCGATTCTGACTACTGCAAGAACGCCTGGCACACGCAACGCTGCTTTCCGCAAGCGATCAGTTACCACTGCAACCTGAAGAGGCCTGCCCAACTGATCCGTGAACCAATCAATGCCTTCATCCCATCGAAAGTAAGCGTCGTGCAAAAACAATCGGCATTCGTTGCAGACGTTTTGGCAAATGGCATCCGCCTCGGTCAGAACCTTCAGATTTCCATTTGCATCAAACTGCAAATCCCATTGCGGCGTCAGAGCTAGAGTATTTTCTGTATGCATTACTTAGCCTCCGACGTGGTTCCACCCTGCGGACAATCGTGAACGTGATTCTGCAGACTGATACCGCCTGCGGTCACGTCTCCTGTTGTGCTCAGATTTCCGGTAACGCTTGCACCACTACCGCCACTGACTGTCATACCTCCGGTGCCAGTGATCAGTTCCTTAACCGTAAGAGTCTTTTCAATCGTTGTGTCGCCCGTAATCGTTACTGACGGGCTGTCAATCGTGGTCGAACCTGAGGCATTCACAGTTGCCGTAGTCGTGTTCACGACAACAGCTTCCGGCGCCGTGATCGTCACATGCCCGCTGTCTTCGATGTGTATAAAAGTCGTTGGTTTTTGACCCCAAAAACCACCGATGTAGAAACCATCGGACATGTCGAAGCACCGGAAGGTGCCGGGAGCAACCGGAGTCGTCTGCCCGTTTAAACGCGAAACATCTTGCTGGGCAAAAATGGCCAAACCGATGTCTCCGACCTTGGGATCGCAGATCACTGCTGCAGTTCCGTGCTGAAGACGGAAATAAGGCAAGTGCGGAATGCTCACAGGATCCAGCGCATTGCCATCGGCATCCGTCTGGCAGATCAGAGGAGTCACATCGACGTACAAAGCACCGGAACCTTCTCCGGCTCTCGATTCAACAGCATCCACACGTACAGGAATCGCCGTTGAGACCATTCGCTTGATAATCGAACGGATGAAAAATTCCTGAGCATTCAGATCGGATCCGTAGCTCATCGGGTTGACGTTCTTCTTAAGCTCGCTCATGAGTCCATCCATGTGCCAGCGATCTCAGTTCGCCACGGACCACCGGAGGGCATATTGGCTGAAATCGCATGAATTACGCTGTAGATTTTCCACACCCCTGAAGCCCGCGGCATCGAACTGTCAATCCTGCAAAGCCCCGCTACGTTCAGGTTGGGGTTGAAGAAGCAAAGAGCACGAATGCCCATGCTGTCAAAGCTCGGGTATCCGATTTGGCCTGTCTGCGGATTGATCGCGTCAATTGCTACGGCTTCCCCACGTGCCTGAGACGGGTTCACCAGGACAAGCTTTTGGTCGTCCACGATCAGGTCGGCTCCCACCGTATCGGCCACCCATTTCGCTTTTGTAATCGGATCTCCATTGATCACGACATTCGAAAGCGAGGCAGTCACACCAACGTTCTCAAACTCCATGCCTGCCTGTTGTGCGAAGCTACGCATAAGGCTGTCAACTGTTTGTTCACCTTTGACTGCAACCGGAGGCAAAGGGATGAGTTGCGGGTATGAAGCCGAGATCGCTTCAAGTCGCATTACAGGAGAAGGAGCGGCGTTAAGGTCAGGGGCGGCGTTCATGATCTCGCCTTGGAAGACAACCGACAAGCCAGAGCCATCTTCGCCAGCCGCAACCTCAATGACGTTTCGACGCAAAGATCTCGCATCAAAAGACAGCATCGTGAGCTGCGTCATCTGGGCCTGCGAAAGCCCCCAAATAGCAATTTGAGCTTTCGGAAGTTCCGGAGCGCCTTGCTTCTGAATCCTCACCGACATCGCGTGTTCGGTAAAGATCATCTGCGAACTTGTGCTGCCTTCATCAAGCGTGATCGTGATACGGATGCGTTTCCGAGAGTAGCTGGAACTCATTCGCTTGCCTCATAAACCAGACGCCAACGATCTCCGAGACCTGTGTACTGTGGCCGATTGTTTCCCTTCGTGTCGATCCAGTAAAGCATGGTTTGAGCAATGGTTTGAGACCAAGGAATTAGACGACCCCGCGCTACTGCTAAAACCGTATTTGTGACTTGCTCGTCATCGACCACCAATGACGTGTAAATCTCAGAACCAAGCTGTCGGACGGTGATCCGATAGTTCTGCCCGTTGACCACCGCATTAACGGTTTGAAACGGCACTGCCGACAAAGGAATTTCCAACCAAGCCATCACAATTCCTCAGACAACCGAGCGGCAAGCGTTTTCGGCTGAACCTTCCCAAAATTGACCTCCTCCGCACTCGTAGGATTACGCGGCGACCAGCTCACCTGTGCAGTACCTGTCTGCACCGTCCGAATCGAGATAAAGCCAAGCTCTACCACAAGTGAAGTAGCGTTCTGTGTGATCGATCGCGCCTGACTGATCGTTTCGAGTGCCAGGTTTTCAATCACGAAATACGGAGTCACCAGTTTGCACAGTGATTCGGATCCGATAGCCTGTTTCAAGGTTCTCAAGTCATCCAGAGCCTGAGTCTGAATCGATGGATCCCCTGAAATGGCCAAGGCCAAACTGACTGAATCCGGTGCTTGCACTTTGTTGTATGCGGCAAGCTGTCCACCTTCCAAAGGCTCGGTCAGCACTTGAGCGGCCTCGGCCAGATTGCAGGCTGTGATGCCCACGTACTGGCAGATTGGCTGATCTTTCGCATTTAAGATCGCCCATCGTGAGAAGTTTTTAGCCATCGCGACCTCACTTCAAATTGTTGCCACTCATCGCCTGACCGATGAGTGCCGCCTGGCGATTGAAACCACCGGCTACCGAAGTCTCGACAGCTCTTCCGATAGCCTGCGGATTGTCTCGCGTCTCAATGTGATTGACGACGTTCATGGAGGCATTAGTGGTAACCGAAGGAGAAGCCGCACGATATGCCGCTTGCTTTGCCGCCACCGTCTCGCGCTCGCGGACTAGAGTGACTGCCTTTTGACCTTCTTCGTCATCATCACCGCCGAATGAGAAGAAATCACCAACCCCTTTGAAGAAGCCTTTAATTTCTCCGCCAACCTTGTCTTTAATCAGATCGCCCCACTTTCCGAACCACGCAACCACGCTGTCCCACGCGCTTTCAAGCCCCGAGACAATGGCGTCAGGAATCCCCGAAAAGAGGTCGGCAAGGTTACTGCCAAAGCTTGCAACGTCTGAGATCAGTTGCTCGACAAAGTCAATGGCCTCCGAGAAGGCACCTGCGATGTCTTTGCCGACTTTCTTTGCCGTGTTCCACAGCGTCTGAAAGCCAAGGATCAAACCTTCAATGACAGCCACGACGCCCAGAACCGCACCGGCAAGTACCTTGAAGACAACCGATAAAGCTCCGCTTAAAAGCGGTTTGACGGCATCCCACAGCCATCCAAATGCCTTCCCGACGGCCTGGATGTTTGTGCGTAAATCCTCAATCTGCTCCGAAGTCATGCCAAAGCTTTTGAGCATCCGCTCAAACATGCTGTCGGCACCACTGGCAAAGCCGATCAAATCGTCAATGGCCAAAGCCAGACTTGCAACGCCAACGACAATGGCCGTCACCGGCAAGGCCGCCATCTTGACAGCCACTCCAAACGCTCTCATCGCCGCAACAGCTTGCTTGAGCGCACTGATATTTTTTGCCGCAAAGACTGCGCCAAAGCCAATACCGAGAAGCACAAACGCACGCGCGTTTTCTCCGATCACGCTGACTAGTTCGGACAGACCGTCAAGCAGTTTCGTGATTGCCGGAAGGACAATGCGGACAAGCGTATTTCCAACGGATTGCGAGGCCGCTTTAAAGTCCATCCACGCAACTTTAAAAGCACGGGCAGTTTTCGCATCCTGTGCGGTAAAAGCCGTCCTGCGATACTTGGCCATCAGGTCATCGAGCGCCTTCTGACCTTGCAAGAAGATAGGAATGGCATCGGTAGCCACGCCCTGCACCTGCAGATAACGCTGTGCCGCACCGCGGCTCATCCCTTCGACTTTCTTAGCAAGCTGGAAAACTTCCTCTGCCGGTCGCCCCGTCTGCTCGTAGTAGCTCTGCATTGACGAGAACATCGACTCTGCAGAACCACCAGCGGCTTCTGCGGCCTTACCGAAAGCGTCCAGCTCTTTGACATCGATGCCCAGCTGTGTGCTCAATTTCCCTAAAGCATCGGACTTGTCGATGTAGTTTGTGAAAGTCTCAACGCCACCCGCCACAAGTGCAAAGGTCGCAGCTAATGCGCCCACTCTGGAACGCACTGCATCAAAAATCGGCGTTAGCCCGCTGAAAGCAGATCCGATGGACTGTGCGGCTTCTGTCGCTGCATCTCTCAGTTGGCCAATCCGCTGTGCGCTCTTGTCAAAAGACAAGGCAGAAGTGGCTCCGGCCTTGACACTGGCGTCGCCGATTCCACCAAAAGCTTCACTTGCTTTGCCAGCCACCTCGGACAGGTTTGAACGTACCTTGTCGATTCCCTTGGCGAAGTCCTGAGCATCAATGCCGATGGCAATAAACAGTTCGTCTACAACAGACATTTAATCGTCCTTTCGTGTCGCAAGCCAATCGTGATAGTTCTGAAGCATCAAAACCTCGTCGAGGTCGTAGACATCCTCAAGGCTGTAGAAGGTTTGCACCTCCCTCAATGTGCAAAGGCGTGAGGAGACACAGCGCCCGCACACCGGAGGGAGGTTGGCAAACTTTGCCGTCCCCTTGACTTTTAAGAGTTCAGCACGCCACGCATCGACGTAAGGAAGTTCGCAAAGCCGCCGTTTCCGAAAAAACCGAAGGTCGCCTCGACTGCAGCAACCTTGAGCAAAAAGATCGTAGTCGGGTAATCGATCTTCCCTTCGACGGTTCTCGGATCAAGCGGAAGGTATGCGCCACCCTGTTTGATCTGGCAACACGTAAGCAGCTCTTCCCAAAGCGGCGCAACCTTCTCAAAGTCGACACAAGAAAGCGACTGAACAATTTCTTGCGCAGTCGCTTTTTTGGTAATGGCAGACAGACCGGATCCAAGCGCAAATGCCGCTCGAAGCATCCACCGTTCTGCTTGGAGCGCCGACATGGGGGTGATCTCAAACTCGAGCGGGGTTTCTCCGTCGTTGATCGTTATTCGCTTCACCTCACGCATTACTGGCAATCCTCAAAAGTCAGTTGAATCGTGATCGGATCCTGCACGCGATTAGCAGCGGGCATTGGCATCATCTGAGTGATCACTCCGTTGACGAAGTTGTAGGTTCTATCAGTGGCCGGGTAGTAAACCGTCAAGCCGACACCGAGCGGATTCTTCAACGATTTCTGCACAAGCTGTGCTTCACGAAGATAAGGCACCACAGGCGAAGTCGGTTGAATCGTAAGGTTCACCACATACGGATTCGGCGTATAGCCTACGGTCAGTTGACCGTCCAGCGTCATCTCAGCCTGAACTTCCTGCACTGCATCTGCAGCAATGCCGGCATCAGTCGAAAACTGCTCCAGGCGAATTCCGGAAGGAGCAACCTGTTCAATCGACAAAATGGCGACTACATTCGCCGAAGTCTTGTTATTACGCGGCATGTTCAATGCTCCTTAAATCATTAGAGAACCGCCGTAACGGGCAGGTCAACCTTCTGGATCGAACCACCATAGGCGTAGTAAAGGGAAGCGATCGGAGATCCACGCTGGGCTCGGACAGAAGCTCCCGGATCACGCACCAAAAGGAACCATCCTTTAGACTGAATTTCACCCGCGGCTTCCGAGTTGCCTGTTTCCTGCAGGATCTGCGACTTCTGCGATTCACTCAGAGAAATGCCTTCATCGATCACACCAACATCTTTTGCCTGTGCCACAGGGTCTTGGCACCAAGACTTGAGCATTGTGTAACCGACCGAGTTGTAAGGCGCACGATTGACCGTCGCAAAACCGTTCATGACCGACGTTTGCAGCTTGGAGCGCAACCAGATCGAACCGATTAACGTGTCAAAGAAACCGTACATCGAACCGGTTAGTTCTCCGCGATTGGCGATAGTGAACTCGTCATTGCGCGTCGCAAACTGACCAACATAGGAAACCCCTAGCGAATCAAGCGCCGTAGCCACCTGCTCGTCTGTCACAGTTGGCGTTATGCCACTGGACGACTTGCCAAAGATAACCTTCATGCCCTGCGTTGCATCCCACTTGATCGTAGCCGGGTATGCGAGAGCAAAGGCCGCCGTCGAGAAGTCGGACGTGTAGATCATGAACGTGCAGTTGTACTTGTCCTGCAATGCCTTCGCAATCGTGCTGTTCTGCGTCAGAGAGCTTGTCATGTTTTGATCCGAAGACCAGAACACATAGACAAAATCGTCATCAACATCCGCCCAAGCTGAATAGGCTTCCGCTTCAGATTGCTCAGTCACTTCCCACAGAGTCGTGAATTGCGACCAATTGGCCGTGACAGCGCAAATAGCGTTCATGGTGGCTGCTTCCGTCATGGAATCCACGCCCTGCGAAAGCACCGCACCTTCGGCCTGCGTCATGCACAGCATTGCGCTGAGATCGGTACCGTCATCGCCGGCTGAGGCATAGCTCACCGTCGAACTGGCACCGTCCGTCGAAGACGTCAAAGTGAAAGTGTTCGTGGTCGAATCGTAAGAGCCGGTGCAACCCGTGAGAGCCGTTGCGATGGTTTGAATGACTTCCGAAAGCGAAGTCGCGGACGAAAGATCGACTGCGGTAGCCGTCTTTTCTGAGCCATCAATCGTGATCTTCAGGGCGCCATCAGTCACCTTCTTGAAAGTGGCCAAGTCACTCGAGATCGCTCCGCCACGGATCCATGCCGACGCATCTTCATCAATGCGGCGACCAATAACTAAAGACGTCGGAGCTTTCTGCTGATTCGTGAGTCCGGTGAAGTACTGCTGCGCAAACAACGCTTCGTCAGAAGCAGCCCCAAAAAAAGCGGCCACTGCGGCCGCTGATGCAAATGTCATTGCCGGAGTGCCGGACGGAAGCAATGCGCTCTTCGTCAAAAGCATCCCGTTTGTTTCCAAGTCGGAAGCGCCAGCAGAAATTGTGCGAGGCGTGATCGCGACTAGATAGCCAGCCTTAATAGACATAGGTATTTACCTCAAGGTTTGAATTTCGAGTCGACATTCACCACGTCGACAATCGCGGTATTGAAAAAGTCCTGTGCAAGCTTGACGCGCTTCCAATAGCCCAGATGCAGCGTGAGCATCCATCGGCTTACGTACTGTTTCGCATCAATAACAGCCGAAAGGTTTTGAATCCCTTCCGCGTAAAGGCAGTCGATGCCACTTTCCAAAAAGTGATTGACGCCGTACTCTGATCGCGCCACCGTTTCGAGCGTTTGCGCGCGCTCCATAGCGTCAAATCCGTTCGTGGAGTAACAGTCGATCTGCACGTCCAAATTGACGTATTCCTGCAGCTCAAGTAACTCCTGGTCGTCTTCTTCCCAGCGCTCGATGTTCGTTCCGGATCGACTCATCGCGATCGGTGTCACGATGCAAAAGTCATTGCCGTCCTTCGGTAGCGTTCGGTTGTTACCAAAGCCATCTACGACGTGCATTTCGTCTGGCAGTGCCGGGGCTGAGTATTGATAGCAGAACCCGATGAGCGCATTCAGGATGTCGGTCTGCGTCACATCATTTACCTTCGGCATCGTCGACCTCCTTCAAGGCAAAGCGCGGTTTGCTCGTTTGCAAGATGGCTTGCACGCAGACCCAACCTTCATGAGTGAAGTCTTCGAGAACCGCATCCACCAGCCAGTAGTTGCCTTTGTCGTCTTGCAATAGATCGCCAGATCTTCCCAGCGGTCTCCACATCGCCCATGGGCGCGTCGCCGCATCATCATCGGCATATAGGTAAACCTTGCGAACGATAGAAGCCGACTCAATCTTTTCGCTCAGAATGATTTCGTCAGACTTGAGGCTTTGCCATTGCGCCTTGACTTGTACCGGCTGATTGAAAACCGGAAGCAAATCACCGCGTTCGCCTCGCTGTTGCTCGCCTGTCATCGTGAGCAGATCACATGGCAGATCGCGGGCAACCGAGGTAATGGCACCGCGAACAATGCTGTGCAAATTCATTTGCGCACCTCGCTACCGATAGACTGGATCAGGCTCGTGGAATCGATCAATGGAGCGGTCGGCTCTGGTCGTCCTTTTTGCTTTTTAGCTTCAATCGTTGGTCTTGCAAGCGGCTCAAAATTTCCTTTTCGAATAGTGGCTCTAATATCTTTCATCATCAGGCTTGCTGTCCCAACAAGCACTTGATAGGCCTTATCTATTCCACGAGCTTTTAAGCCATATTTAATTTGTTCGTTCCAGTTGCTTTTACACTCTGCGACGGTTTGCCTAAGGAAAGGACGAGCTGGCATTTGGGCAGTACCGTATTCGAGCATACGACCATAGTCAGAAACTTTTTTATATGTCTCGTCATTCGTGGATCCCGCTTTTACCCCAGCACGAGCCTCCATTTTTAAGGCTTTCGCGGACTGGGAAAGCTTCTTAAGACCGTCACTCGACTTGATCTTGACCTTCATCTATCCGCCCATGTAAAAGTCCTGGACGCCAAAGTAGATCGGTCCAGTGGCATATCGTCGCAAGATCACCCACGCCTGAGCACCGCACTTTGTGGAAGTCCACCAAGCCGGGTTGTTGGCATCGACAAGCGACCCGAAGCCAACATTCACGGAACCCTGCCCGGCGCTCTGTGCCGGCGCCGCCTGAGTGTCGCCCCACAAGTAGTTCTGCGTCGCCAAGTGGCACGTCAAAAGTTGAAGAACAACCTCACGGGTCTTCACGGGCGGCGTTGCATCCGGGGCGTAAGGAATCGCGCTGTCGTCGTCATTTCCGATCAGCTCGACAGCCTGGTCAAAGCACGCCGTCAGCATCTCATCCGTGAAGCGAACCTCGTCTGCAAAAGCTGGATAAACCTTGCGGAAGGCGGAAATTTCAAAGACAACAGCGCTCATCACTATTCCTTCAACGGACTTACTTGCGGCATCGGATCGTCGCCCGTCTTTTCATCGGCGTGATCGATCGCATAATTCACGCCCTGTGCCTCAGTCTTCTTTTCGGCCAGACGGCCGGAGCGGAACCACGGGGCGTATGCCTTACCAAACTCTTTCTTGACCTGTTCCCACAGATCTTTGTCCACGACCGTGACGCCATAACCACCGGCTGGCAATGCGCCGCCCTTGGCATTTGCGAGATAGACCGCGTTACCGGCGATCGTGACCGTCTTTCCATTGCTCAGAGTGAATGTCTGAGAGCTACGGGAGCGGAACAGCACCGTTACCGTTTCGGTGGTTTTGGCTACTTTTCCGATATTGACTGTTGCTCCGGATTCCGAAATAACTTTGACCTTCGGCACTGCCGGATTGCGCTGTGTGGTGTTTTTACGTGTTGCCATTTTTTGAGCTCAAAAAAAGGGAGAGCCGAAGCCCTCCCAAGGTTGATCAACGGATTAGTCCGTGGCCTGGATACCCGTCATGCGAGCAATCGCGAACGGGCGGAAAAGCAGGCATCCGGTCGTCGAAGAAGCCCACTTCTGCGACATTGCAGAGTGTTCGACAAGAACCGGATAGGTCTTGAGCTTTTCCAGGAAGCCGAACTTGGCAGTCGGCTTGCCGGCGATCTCCGTAGCCACAAGCATGGCCGTGCATACGCCGTCTTCGTCCTCAAGCTGAGGCAGAGCCAAAATTTCGAGGTTCGGGAAGAAGCCCTTGAGCGTCTGAAGCACAGGAGCAACACCGAGCGTCGTGGTCTTAGCGAGCTGACCAAGGATGGAAGGCGGAACCACCAGCTTCAGCGGAGCGCTGAAGTTGATATAGCCGTTGGCTGCCGCGGCGATCTGATTGAACATCGAAAGGATGTCGTTATAGATCGCATTGGCATCTTTATCTGCCCAGGCTGTCTTGGTGTCGACAGTTGCGGGAGACAGAGCGGACGGCAGAGCAGGATCGTTAAGCAGACCGTAGATCGTCAGGCCTTCCACGCCGAACAGATTGAAGGAGTTGGAATCGATGTCAATAGCGTTTGCCGCGGCAGTCTGCTTTTCGGAAAGCAGATTGATGCGCTGGGCAGCTGCAATATCCTGCTCCAGATCACCGCACTGGATGAACGTCTGGAACTTGTAGGTCTCGCGCATTACCTGCTCGATGTTTGCTTCAGACACGGGGCCACGACCGAAGTCGGTATAGGCCGTCGTTTGACCAACGTGTTCAACCGCCGGGAACATCGTTTGGGTGTCCTTCCAGTCACCGCGCTTTTCTTCCGGAAAGATCTCGGTGGAAAGACGAGGCGCCTGGAGAATCTCAACGATTTCAGGGCTGTAGTAAGTTGCAAACAGAGCGGGAGTCAGAACGCCAGCCGTCGTCTGCAAAGCCGCATCCATCGCGATACGCGGCGTTTCACCTTCCGTCGGCAAAAAGCGACCTTTGCCGCTGCAGAGGTCGAAGCCAAGACGCTTCATGAGTTCACTTCGCATTTTCAAAAACCTCTCAAAAATTGTTTAGCCGCCAGCGTCTGCCATCGGAGGCACCACGTTCGGCTGCTGATTACTGATCAGCACAAGCGATTTCGCTTCCGTACCAAGAACCTTCTCGACGATAAAGTTGGTCATCGTGAAGCCTGCCTTGTTAGCGTTGCCGGTCTGGGTCGTGATCGAACCATCGGTCTGAGATGCCAGGACATAGTCGCCGACATTGGCATTGGCATTCTGAGCTTCCACCCAGAACTTTCCGTTCGTAGCGATCTGCACAAAGGCACCGACGGGAATCGTCATGGCCTTTGCAGAGGAAACTGTTCCGGCGATGTACTGTCGGGTGTAAATCACCAGGCCGCGGAGAATGCCGGTGCCGGCTTTATTGACCTTGGTGCCGGCATCGGTCGAATCGGCAAAGCAGAAATTTCCAACCGTCAGCTCGGACGCGGCCTGGTAGGTCAGTGCCGTGTAGTGCGTTTCGCCGACGCTTGCAGGCATACCGGCAATTGCCGGTGCCATCGTGGTGTAAACCTGAGACTGGAGAGCCATAGCTCACCTCCTTATCGAACAAACTTTTTCAGAAAGTCCTCATCGGACTTATTGGCTTTCAGGGCACTGTTCTGAGCGCCTTCCGTCTTGCTTTTCACAGTCTGAAGTGCAGTAAAGACATGCTTGGCCGAGGCCAGCGGCGTACCCTTGATGCCCATCGATTTGAGTGCGTCGGCGTAAATCGCATCGGCGCTGTCGTAGGCCAAAGCATCGACATTGCCCAAGACACTACGAACCTGCTCCGCAGCCTGGTACTGAGCCGAAAGCTGCTGTCGGACTTTCTTCGCGATCAGAGCAGCGTCCAGTGCGCCTTCCTTCTCGTCTTCGTCCTTTGCACCTTCGTCCTCGTCTTCAGCGCCGCATTCGTCGCCATCGGTAGCAGCAGGCGGTTCTTCGCCTTCATCTTCACCACCTTCCTGACCAGGCGCTTCACCTGCATCATCAGGCTCTTCATCCTCCGCTGGAGGAGTTGGATCACTCTCGGCCTTCTTCTGCTCAAGCGAGCTGTAGGCTTCCGCAAACTGCTTTGCAAGAGCCTCAATTGCTTCCGGACTCAATCCGGTCTGTGCGTTTTCAATGACTTTCCGGGCGAACTCCGCGAAGCCATCAAGCGCACCCTTCTTTTCGATGTCTGGCATAGTTGACATTCCTTCTGGGTTTGAATCTTCGACGTAACAGTCGGGAGCCCGACCGTCGTTGACTAAAGCAACGTGATTGCAGGCGATGTCCCGCATCACGAAGTCGTACTCCACGCCGTCGGGGGTCTTGCCCGCCGTAAAGTCCGGCGTGTATCGGTAGCCACAAGACAGATCACGAAGAGATCCGTCCTCAATGGCTTCGATTGCTTGCTCATCCCAAACGCTCAAAGCGTTTGTGATATACGGCGGCTCCCACTTCGCACTTGTGCCGACCATGCCAATGCGCAACTCCTTGTTCGGACGCTGGGCACTGTCGAATTTGTGCTCAATCAAAAGCGGCACTCCGTTGAATGTCGTGAGTGCCGCTTTCAGTTCGTCTGGATTTCGCCAGCCGTAATAAATGCGTTCCGGATCCAGTTTTCGCTCTTCCCATCCTGGGATCTCTCGACCGTAGTAAGGGGCGACCTGATCCTGTGTAAGCCTTGACGTTTTGACTTGCAGATAGCCGTTCTTGTCGCGCGTGCGTACTGACTCGCGGACAATCTGCGCATCCAAGGCTAAGAATCTTTTTTCCATATCTTTCTCGATAGAACGGGCCTGTACGTACACTGGCATCCGGGTAGCTCTCCCGGCAAGACATAGCGCCCGACCTCGCGGTCAAAGAGACCTTTGCTGATGTCGAACTTCTTGCCGTGCATGGCCTTGTGCGTTTCTCGACTTGTTTGCTTGCCTGGGATGTGTACCCATTCGCCTTCCTCAACGCCAACCTCAAGATCATTGGCACGAGCCAAGCTTTCAGTGGCCTTGTTGCACTGATCTCGAGCAATGAAATCGGCACGGCGCTGAGTTATGCCGTAGCGCTTGGAAAGCTCTGATTTCAGGCCGGCTGCGTCACGTCCGTCTGTAACCGCACGCATCACGAGCCCCTCGACGTCGTGCAGGTATTGCGTACCAATTGAACGGATCAAAGACGTATTGGCATTGACCAGGGCATCGAAGGCGTCTTGCGAGACTTGGCCTTTGTCAAACCGAATGTCGAAGCCTTTGACGCCGGCTGCTTTGATCGCAGCGTTCTGTGCACGATCGACATAGCCCCGGGTCTTAGTCACGAACCAGTTGGCCGTAGGGTCTGCGAAATCAGCCACTTCAACATCCCACTTCCTGCGCAGCCGATCAAGCATCTTTTGAAGCTTGTCCGCAGGTGTTTTAGCCTTAGCGTCTTGGGCGATTTTTGGCTCCTCTTTTCGATAGAGCGCTTCAATCTCTTTGGCTACGTCTGACGCCATGCGACTGACAAGCTCACGCAGTTTCTTTGCGTAAGCCTCTCGCAGACCCGCATTGGGTCGCACGGCTCGAAGCCGCAAGTTAGAAGATTTCGCCATTACCTTGTCCTTGCGTCGGATCTGTCATCTGAGCAAAGGGGTCTTCGGCCATGCCTGGAGCTTCTCCTTCAAGATCGCCATAGGGCTGTCGGTCATCCGTGCGCAAACTCTCGCGCACCTCATCTTCAGCCAACACTCCACGGTCAAGGTAAACAGCCGCGGTATCTGCCTTCAGTTTTTCGACTTCGGCAGTCGTGCGCTCGTCGTCTTCGTCCAGCGGGTTGAAGTCGAATGTCAGATCAGAGTCGATGTCACCGAAAAGTTCAAGCTGCAAAAGCCGCAAGATCTCTTCGATAGGCTTGCGCAGGATCTTCTCCTGGCGTGTAGCGATCAAGTCAGCCTGCAACTTGATGTCGCTTTCACCCGTTGCGTTAAAGCCTTGCGGCGAGTAGCCGAGCGTCTTCACAACGCCCGACTGGTTGATTGACACCACAAATTCGAGCGACTGACGCGCGATGTCAGTCAAGCCGGTGATCGGTGTGTTGACTTGGACAAAGTCCTCTTTTTCCTTGTCAAGCAGGCCGACTCCGGAGTTGTCGCGGAACTTTGCGAAGAACCGCACGCGGTCGCTCACCGGCCCCCACGCCTTGCCTGCAAAGAGCTGCGCACCAAGGTCGGTCTTGATGAAGCTCGTCGAGAACTTGTGAAGAAGCTGATTGACTTCTTCGCGGTTCTTCCGGAAGTGCGTCACGTAGTCCGAAAGGAGCTGCGCCTGCGGAATGCCGAAGAAGTTGTATGCCGGCTTCAGGAGATCCGGCACCTCGTTTTCGACAAAGCGGATGAGGCGTGACGTATGCACAGCCTGTCCCATGATGAAAAAGACAGACGGTTTATAGAAGTCATCCTTCAACGGCTCCGAGGCATTGAACCCCTGTGGCGTCGTAAATATCGGGTCGATCACTCGGAAGGCGATGCCTTTCTTAAACTCGTTACTCTTGGTCGTCTTGTTGAGAACGTCGGCAGGTTTATCGCACCCAGTGTCGATGTACAAAAAGGCGCCGCCCATCAACCCCATCGTTGTGAGTGCCTTCGAAAGCGTTTCACGTAGACCGAGGCGAGCGATCTCCGACTCAAGTTTCTTCTTGCGTTCTTCGTCGTCGCACTTGATGTCGATCCAAGATCGAAGCATCTCATCGGTGCGAGTCTGGATGCACAAACGGATCAGAGCGTCTTGCGAAAGCTGTTGAAGCACACCGTAGCCGACGAAGCTCACAAAGCTGGAAATTGCCGACCATTCGACCTTCGGAACGATACCTCCGGCAAATGCCGCGTCCATCGCACCATCAAGCTTTTCGTAATGCTTGGCGTCTCCCGCCAGAGATCGAGCAGGCTTGAGTAAAGCGCGCAAGTCCTTTTCATTGGTCTCGGTCAGCAGAGCGTCCACAGAGTACGTCTCATGCTCTGCCTGCGCTACGTCAAAGCCAGAAGCTTTCCGGCGATTCGTCTTGCGAGATTTTGAAGCCATATCCTCGTGCCTTGATGTAGTCGACCATGGCATAGCGCAATGCGTCGATCGTGTGATTGTTCTTGTCCAAAACGACCGGCAGCACCTCGTCGGTTAGTCTGTCGGTCTTGTAGCTATACAGTCGGAACTCGTCCGCTGTATGCTTGCAGCGCGGGTCGATAACAACCTTGTCGAAGCTCTTGATGAAGTTGATACCTTCCTCGATGCTATCCGGCCACTTCTCCGCGCCGTCGATGTTGTAGCCATGCCGTCGCAAGTAGCTGATCGTCTCTGGACGTGCTGAGTCGCCCTTAATCGGCCATTGATCAGCCCCGGGCACAGATCGATAGAGCTGAGGAAGTTCGTCGATTTCGACGCCAACACCGTAGGCTTCCTGATCGATGAATAACTTGTTGTCGAAGATGAAGCTTCGAACAAGAGTCGACGGATCCCGCGCAAAGCCAAAGTCCGCGCCGAAAAAGAGACGGTCGGCTTTTTTCCAGAGATCTTCCGGAATTGGCTCGACGACAAATCGACCTTTGAAAACTTGGGCGTCGCTGATCGTCAGCGGATAACCTTCCCAAACATGCAGATACTTTTCGAAGTCGTTCTGCTTGTCCCACTCCATCTGCTCGCGCAAGACTTCCGGGAAGAACGGGTTATCCCAGTAGTTCACCTTGCGAACGTATGCGTTCGGCGGAGGGTTTTCGATGAAGACGTTTGTAGGGTCGTCAACGGTTAAAGGGTTAAAAGTAAGCCATAACTCGGAGCCGGGCTTGCGGATTGTCGGCGTCAGCACATCCCAAGAGCGCTGCGAGACACTTGACGCTTCTTCGATCCAGCAGATGTCGATGCCTTCTTTTGACCTGATGCTGTTTTCATTGCGCAGCAGGCCACTGAAGATAAATCGGCTTCCGGTTCTCGTGTGAAGGATTTCCGACTCGGTGAACTTGAATTCGTGTCCGATTCCAAGCCGGTCCGTCATATCCTTAAGTACTTGATAGCTGGAATCCTTGATCGAGTTCTGGATTTCGCGGCAGCACAATATGCGCAGATTGATGTTGGATGATAGAAAAGTAAGAGCCTGAGCAACAGCATGAGACTTGCCGGATCCGCGACCGCCATAGAAGACCTTGTAACGGTGCGGCGAGTAGAGTTCAGCAAATGCTTCAATGGGATCCATTCTTCATTTTCGCCAGCCAGGCGTACATCTCCGTCATGCCTTCCGGTGCTTTTTCGTGTGTCTCGATTACGTCTGTCGGTTTTTCGCCGATGGTGTCACGTACCGCTTCGAACGCCTTCACATCGCCGCCCTGAGCCTTTCGGATCATGCTTGCGACGATCTCCTCAGCGTTGGTACCCCCATTGACTGAGGGCAATGTCAGAGCGATTCCTAACAGTTCTTTAAAGGTCTTGCGCATCCGTCGGCTCTTGCCAGACGCAATGCCTCCCTTTCTCGTCATTTCTCGAAGTTCGCTCGGAGTTCGTTTTGAAATCGGCTTGAGATTTTGTTCATTTGCCATAGGTATAAAAAAAGCTCGCCGAAGCGAGCTGGATAAGATGAAAAAGACTTAGAGCAATGAAACTAGCGAAATCGCGCTTAAAACCATAGCAACCAGTGTCATGCAATTCAAGATGCGTAGGATTTTCCCTCGAATCTTTCTAACGGTTTCTGCATCTGTGAGGGCGTCGTCATAACGTTTGAGAAGATCTCGGTAGAGTTCGATTTGCTCCTGTGGCGTTCCTTTGATCGAATCGAACCAGTTTCGAAATCCCTTCACGGCTCCCAAGCGGTAGCGGGCCCCGCTCATGGCATAGACGGACATGAACAGTACGGCGCACAATAGGCCGGCAGACAAAGAAGACGCCAAAATGGAAAATACAGAATCCACCCCCAACATTTTCCAAGCCACAACGTGCGCACTTAGGAGCAAAGTAGAAAAAGACTGGTAAAAAATCAGCTTTGCGCGGACTTCTGCAAATCCGGCAGAGTGAATTCGAGTCAGCGCTTTGTCCGCCAAGTCGATCAAGGTTTTAGCTACATCGAGTTGGACAGGTTTTGGATCAATACCTTCAGGGATGGCCATTTTTCTACCAACAAAAAAGCCTCGCATTTGAGCAAGGCTTGTCATTTCTTCCGTGCATGACAAGGGAGCCATCAGGCTCCCAAACAAATGCAACTGGTCACACAGGCTTCGGATTTTCTTGGCTCAATTATGACCTTTTAAAAATATTTGTCAAGAGGAGTGAGCTGCTAAATTTTTTGCAGCATGTTGATCGAGGCGGTTGTAGATCATGTAATGCGCCAGTCGCAGCAGGTCTTCATACTCTCGCTTCCGGATATGCATGTACTGGCAGAATCGCTGGACTGTCAAGCGCGGATAAGCGTAATGTGCGGCCAGAACCCACTTGGCCACGTAGTACCGATAGGGCTTTTGAGGAAGTCCTTTCCAGGCGCGTTCGACCAGCAAAGCGTCCGCCAGATCGACCTTCGTACCGTCATCTTCTGACAGCTTGATCTCGCCCGATAAGAGCATCATGCGATAAATCCAGTTTGTGGCACTGTGCTGGTTGTCAGCGGCCCACCGCCCCCAGTTCCGGAGGCGGTCTGTCAGAATTTCCTCATCAGATTTTGAAAGCATGAAGCCTCCTACAGCTCGTTCCCGATCAACGGCAAGGCATCATCCAAACGCATGATGCACAGCCATTCTTTTCCATCGCCGCGGCAAACAACCACCGGCGTGCGATCTGAGTCGCCAACACTCTTAACGGCCTGATCCATGAAGTCGTGAACAGCGATGCCTTTCCGACGCTTGACCTCAAAATTGAAGCGACCGACTTCTATGTCACATCCTCCTTCGCGCGTTTGGGTCAAGTTACGATGCGCCTCAATCCCCAGAACCTCACGGATGATGTGACAGACCTCTCGCTCTCCGACAGCACCTTTCGTTCGCTGAGACTTACCCATTTTTCTTCTCAGCCTCCATCTTTCGGCGCTCCTCATCCAGACGTCGTTTTCGCTCGTTCATTCCAAAAACAAAAGCTTGTGTGAAGACGCTGACTTCCTCACCTGATCGCATCGTCTCGGTGTACTGCTTGCAGCGCTCACCGTTCAGACCGGCGCGGTATCCCTGACGCTTAACCTCTTCGAGCCTGTCGTGTCTGGTCATACATTCCCTCTCTGGTTTACTCTTTCTTCCCAAATTCGTTTCCGAATTGCTTCCGACCGCTCTTTTTGGAGTCTCTTGGCCTCTTCGCTCATGTGGTTCATGAACCATGCACGTCTGGCACTGTCAACAAACTTTTCTTCCGTTTGCCAACCTACGCGGTGCTGCTCGTCTGCGTGCATCAAGACTTTGCATTCGCAACCGCCGAAACGACCGGAGGCTTGCGCCTCATAAACACAAGTCGAAACCATCGACTCATACGAATGCATGAAGATTCGATCCACGATGATGTCGTGCCCATCGATACGAACGAGCATCCTCTGGTATTTCACGAGCCATGAATGATCCTGAACAACGACGTCATCAAGGCTGTCGTAAGTCTTTCTCTCCAACTCCATCATTCGTCTCCTAAAATTCTTCCTCTCCCTTTTGGATGGCCGCAGCAAGGCGCTGGATTCCCTGCCGATGAAGCTCGTTAACCTTGTCGTTGATGAACGGAACAACGAACTGTCGGCGTAGGAAAACGAGCGCTTGCGAGGGCGTCATCGCTTCGGTCATGGTCTGAGTCTCTTCGGCTTCCATTGATTCCAATTCCGATGCCCTCTCCCTGAGCGCTTCAAGGGAATACTTCTTGGCTTCAGCTTCGAGAGTTCGCTGCTCCATTTCGTCCGCAAAGAGCGGATACCTTTGCTCAACGGTTTTGCGAAGCTTCTTGCGTCGCATCGCCAACAGCGATTCAGGCGAAACCTTGCGTCGCTTCATTGCGCTCGGACGCCAACCAAAGCAGTAACCATGGGTCGCAAGCTTGGATTCGGCATAGACACGCTTCAGCGTCTCAAGACCTTTGGAGTCTTGTGCATCGCAAGAGCACAGCACCTCCGGCAGTCCTTCAGGCAGAGCCTCGTGCATCGCGTCAGCCCTCTGCTTCCACCAGCAAATGACGTAGTACCCAGCCTGATTCATGCCGCCTCCCCTGCCGGCCGAATGTGCTCGGCATCCATCATTGCCAGCGCTTCCTTTTCGGCCTGCGCTCGAAAGACGACTTCCTCGAATCGCTGAAGCCGCACGATCATGTCGGCCTTGTTTTCGGCCATCCATCGAAGAGAATCGACGATTCCCATCTTTGCGGACTCGATTGCGTGCATGTGGTCTTCGAGTGAAAGACGCAACAGACGGTGCCCATCGTCAATCGCCGAGAACTTCTCAAAGATTTCAGTCGTAGTCATGTCCACCCCACGGAGTAATACGGTTTGAATCAACGCAGAAGGACGTTGCCTTGCGGTTGAACCACAGCCCGAGGCTTCCTTCCCAATCGCCGTTACGCTGTTTGCACACACGGATAAATGTGTCTGGACTGTCAGCGTCCTCAACAGGCGTGAGGATGTTTTCCTGACGGCGCTTTTCCTTGTCGCGGTTACGCTGGACGATCACCTGGTTATCGACCTGATCACCGATTGCGCCAGACCCTTTGAAGTCGAACTTGCCGAGCTCGTCGGACTCGGATTTGCCTTTTCGAACATGGTGGATCAGATGCACATGGACGTTCATGCGATGCGCCAAATCGCAGATCATCTGCACCGTATTCTTTTGGGCGTTGAGATCGTCTTCGCCAGCAACAACCTTGGCGAGGTTATCGATCAGCAGGTGCTTGCACTTGTACTGAGTGGAAGCTACGACGCCGGCACCAAGCACTGCGCGAGGATCAATGGCGCCGACATGATCAAGGATGAAGAGCTTCTGTCGGTACTGCGCATAGAAGCGGCGGACTTCTGTCACATCCTTGGTCTTTCCGCCGAGCCACTGGCGGATCATGCGAGCCCAAGTGAACTTCGGGAGCATTTCAAAGGACATGATTGCCACGCGCTCACCGGCATCAGCGAGTTGCAGGGCGAGCTGCCCTGTAAGCAGGCTCTTGCCGTGTCCGTTGATGCCGCCCCAAAGCGTCACTTCGCCTTCGCGAAAGTACAGGTTCGGAGCGAACGGACACTGCACGCCGGACTGCAATCCCTCGAAGATGCACATCGTTTCGTCTTCGTACTCGTCGGCTGTACGAAAGATGAAATTCGTGGGTAGCGTCTCCCACTCGTCTATGAGCGCTTGCTCGTCGTAGGGCATTTCATTCATGCTGCTGCCTCTTTGAAAAAGTCTCTGTGGCCTTGCGTCTTCGGATTGAAGACCTGCAGGCCGTCTGGGAAATCGGTAAAGATCAACCGAGGCTGGTTCTCGAACTTCTGAAGTTCCTCGAAGATCACGTTTGCTCTTCTGCGTCTTGCCTCGTCGCAATCGATCCAAACGAGTCGGTTCTTGCAGAACTCGAGGTTTGCTCGCTGAATCGCATCGTTGTTCTCGACCACCACCGTCAGACACTCACCCGCCAGTGGGTAGTCCAGCTCGTGCTGATGCGCCTTCGGGTTCTCCGGCACCACAAAGCGCACGGAACTGAAACCGCCGAATGAGTTGAACTTGTCGATCAGCTTCTTATCCGGGAGCACGTCTCACCTCCTCCCAGACTTGACCAACGAGGTCTTCAAAGATTCCCGGCTGATCGTCTTCCTCGGCCTGCTTTTGAGCACGTATCGCCTCTGCGCGTCTTCTGGCTTTGGCCTCAGGCGTGAGTTCAAGCGGAGGCAACTTTGTCTGTTGGCTGTCCTTGAGCACCCAAGAGAGTTCAAACCCCTGCCATGCCCTTGCAACCTGTTCGCGCATGATTGCCTCCAGGTTCCATTCGGGATGACCAAGTCTTCGGGCTTCATCCGCTTTCTTCTTCAGGCCATCAATCACCGACTGGCTGATGACTGCTCTCTTGGCTTTTCGGTTGGCTTTCCAGTCCTCAACAATCTGTTCTGAAACGCCGTAAAAATTCAGAGCGACCTTGGTCGCGTGCTTATTGTTTCTTATTTGGTTTCTTATTTGGTTTCTTCGACCTACATCTGATGTAGGTGGTGTACCCACATCTGATGTAGGTACCCTAGTGGCATTGGATGTAGGTACTTCCGATGTAGGTGCATCAAATGTAGGTACATTGGATGTAGGTACTTTTGATGCTGGTACTTCTAATGTGGGTACATCAGATGCAGGCACTTCTCGATTAACAAGAACGTACTTGTTCCGTTGACCTCGGGCTTTGACGACATGGACATGACCGAATTGAACAAGCGCCTCGATTGCCTTCACGACCGTGCGTTCATCCTTCACGCCGGCATCAGCACAAATGGTCGCCAGACTCGGATCACACTGAGCCGTATCCTGGTTTCGGCGTCCAAGCAACGAAATGCCGGCAACCGCCTTTTCGACTACGCCAAGCCTTTTGTCGTCACGAATGGCGCGCAAGAACGCGAAATGATCGAAGCCGCTTGCCATTTCGATCCTCGCAATCAGCACAAGCCTTCGAAGAGTTTCCAGTCAATGTCGGGGCGCAACTCCCAGCGCGTAATCCGACCGTTAGTAACGGTCTCGATCTTTGCTGCCAAGGCTACGCCTGGATGCCGTTCCTTACTCGAAATCAAGTTCGTCAGATATGTGCGCTTGATGCCGCACCGGGTGGCAATGGCTCGCCGTTCGGCTGGCTTAAGCGATTTGAAAAAAGCCGTAGCGTGTTCATTCATGGAGATCAACACCTTATAAGTGTTAAAAATTCACACTGCATGATACACTGTTTTGGTGTTACGACGCAACCCCAAACAACACTTCTGAGGTGATGATTTTGGTTAACATGCTGTATATCACTGGAGAAAACCATGCTCGATATACCTGCAACACGCAGAGAAAACCTGCAGAAGATTCGGGATAAACGCTTCGCTTCAAATGCAGAGCTGGCGCGTGCAATCGATCGCGCCTCTTCCCAGGTCAATGACATGCTTACGGGCACGAAATCTTTTGGTCCCAAAATTGCCCGTTCCATCGAAGAAAAACTGAAGCTCCCCCGCGGCTACCTCGACGAGCCTCACGAACTCGAAAAAGTGCCGACGCGCTTCGGCAAGAAAATCCCCATTCTCTCTTTCGTCCAGGCAGGCAACTGGACTAACACTGGGGACGACTCTTTTGATGAGTGGATTGATGTTCCTGAAGATATGCCTGACGGATCTTACGGCCTAAAAATCCGAGGCAAATCTATGGAGCCCGCCTTCTACCAGGGTGAAATTGTCATCGTCGATCCGACATTGTCCGCAAACCCAGGCGACTATGTTGTTGCCAGAGTGGCCAACTCTCCTGACAACGAGGCAACCATCAAGCAATACGCCGTTACCGGCATTGACCGTAACGGCGTGGAAACGTTCGAGCTACGTCCTCTGAACCCGCTATTCCCAACCTTCTCGTCCAAAGAACTCGAGATTGACCTTCTTGGCGTCGTCGTAGAGAAACGAATCAAGATGAGATAGGAGGAACCATGCGAAAATCTAACGGAGAGAGCTCGTTAGTAACAACCGAAGAAGCCAAAGAAATTACGGCTGAACACAGAATCTGCCGAGATGCCTCTTGGGAGATGTCTCGTTCGTCAAGAGGTGACCACACTCAACAAACTTTTACCTGTTACAGTGCGCCTGAAGATGAATTCGGAATGACGACCAAAGGGTTACTTGTCGAAGGCACCTACACGTTTGGCATAAGAACAAAACACGAAAAGATCACGCTGACTCTTTGGCAGAATGACAAAGCAACTCAGTCCAGAGACAGAGTTGTTCAGCTTGAATCCAGACGACCTCTAAACAAGAAAGGTAAACAAACTGACCTAAACTGGCCACACATTCACTTCGGCAAAGAACGTACCACTATCAACGAATCAGAACTTGGAGCGACGATCGATGTCGCTCGTGCCGCTAAAATGTTTGGGAAAAAATCAAACATCTCATTTGATCCTGAACTACAGGATCCAAATACATTAGTGCTGTTGCCATGAGCATTTCAATCGAAAACCTAGGTTTTGGCCTCTACTCCGAAGAAACTCGGGATGGTTCAGAACTTTTCGCCCTGGGCTCTCCGTTCAGAATGTTGAACGGAGCTCCGTTTGACGTGTTCGTTGAAAAAGTAGGCACTTCGTTCCACATCTTTGATGATGGCCTCACCATGCACGAGATTGTTTCGTGCGGCATCGACATGTCAAGCCATCACAAATGGGCAGCGCTTCGTAAGATTGCCAGCATGAGGAATGTCAATCTAAGCCGGTCGGGCGTTTTTGAGGTTTACACATCATTCACAAACGCAGAAACGGCTGTGGCAAATTATCTACGTACGATGTTTGCTATTGATGACTGGCTGACAGAGCACGCATTTGCATCTAGAGCCAAAAAGAACCTTGTAGAAGAATCAAAAAAACTGTTCAAGCGTTGGTGGCCAACAAAAGTATTGGTCGATAGACCAAAAATTGCAGGCATCTCCGGGATGCAACTTGAGTTTGACTTTAAGATCGACGACAGATACGTGGATGCGATTACCCCTACTGCTAATGCTAGCGCAGGATTCTTGCGCAAAGTCCTTGCCATTCCTGAGGACATTCGTAATTCTGTACAGACCATCGCTGTTATCGATGACCGCCTATCAAAAGAGGCAGCAAACAGAGAAAAAAATATTCTGACAAGCCATGCCAACATTATTTTGATCTCTAACCTTGAGAAAAACGCGATGCAGTCAGATCTAATCGCCTAAACCGTTTGTTATTCACAAATGAACCGCCCTTCTGGGCGGTTTTTTTTGCGCCCTGATTTTTGATTCAAATCAAACAACAACCATTTTTTCCACCTTGTTGGTGTTTTCTTGGTGTTGCTTTTTGGTGTTATTTATGGTGAAATTAACAACACCAAACAACACCATTTTCTTTCAGAGAAAACACCATGCTTCTCAAACCCGCCATCGACACCTTCGGCCTTGCCGAGGAAAAGCGCATTCAGGAAGACTGCAACGCAATCCTGGCGCAGTTCAGAGAGGACGTTGACGACTTGATCTGCCAGCACCTCAACAGCATCAGCGACAGCTCCGTCCGGTACCGGGTTGCCGGCTACTTTGCGGACTTCCTGGAAGACGCCTTCGGAGCCTACAACGATGCCGACACGATTCGCAGCGAAGAGCGCGTTGCCTACCAGGACGCGATCACCGATGAAGAAGAGCGCGAGGCGGTCCGCCGTCACCCGTGGTGAGGAGGACCGACATGACAAATCGTTTCAAGCCCATTGACAGCCAGTACGAGCGCCTCATTGTGCGAAACGTCTACTGCCACCTGCGCTGCCGCAACGGCAAGACGGTTGACATCAGTGTCTCGAGCTACGACGGATTCAAGGCTTGGCTGATGGACATCCCGTTCGAGGACTTTTGCCTTGGCATCCGAAATCTCAAGGCCAACACCGAAGGAACGATCAACGCGGTTCGCTGTCAGTTCGTAGCCGAGTGGTCGCTCACAGACTGCGGCCTTGTCCTCGCCTACAAGGGCGGACAGATCGACGTTTCCGCCGGCCATTCGGGCGCGCAGTCCTTGGTCGAGTACGCCGAAGAGTTCATCGCTGAAGTGAAGGAGCAGATCGATGCGCAAGCTGCTTGACTGGATGCTCACCGCAGACGAGCACGGCGATTCGCCAATCGGACTGATCGTGGCCATCGCCACCTTCCTGATCTGTATGTACGCAATTGCCTGTATGCCAAGCCACTAACCACCACAGAAGGCACGCCCTTCTGTCTGCCGCTCGATACAAAGGCCCCGGGGCGGAAGACAAAAGGACGCAACTCACGAAAAGAGACGACTAGGGGTGTGAGTCCCCGGACGCTTTGAAGCTCTTTGGCAAGAGTGGAGCCGAGCGCGGCACGGCTACGTAGTCAACCGTAGACCGTTAGCGGGGGTGCAGCCGCCCCGTCAGGCCAAGGCCTTTTCACAAGAGAAGGCCCACGTGAGCCTCTTCGACCATTTGCGTAGTGTCACGAAAAAGGTCGAGCGGGTTGACGTGGAAAGATGTAACGATCTTGCCGACTTATGCCGAGAAATTCGTTATAGTTCGGGTGTTGATAAAGGACTTGTAAATGAACAACGTACTCCGGTTTGTCTCTGCTGGCGTTGCCGCACTAGGAGCCCCGTGGATGCCACGGCAGTACCCTAAATTCAGCAACACGCCATTTTCTGATGATCGCAAGAAACTGCATCAGGATTATTTGCGTGTGCGAAAAGACCTTCAGAGAAGCATCGCCAAAGTAAAGGAAGAGAATGCCGCAGAAGCACACCGCCGTTGAAGTGCAGGATCAATCGGGAAATCAACTGCGAGCCGTATCACAGGAAAATGATTTTCCCCTGCCGCCTGCCGACGAGCTTCAAAAACTTCACCAATTCCGACCTGACCTTGTCGATAAGGTTTTGGAAATGACAGAAAAAGAAGCTCAAGCCAGACGAAATAGGTGGTGTACGATCGACAAGTATGTACATCGGCAAAATATGATGTCGGCGGGCGGTTCTATTGCGATAGCTCTTGTGGCATTCTGCGGAGCAATTTATCTAGCCATGAATAACCACGATTGGGTCGCTTTCGGATTTGTCGGATCCACCCTTGGAGTAGTCGTTTACGCGATAAGTCGAGCTAATAAGTAGTTCCGGCTTCATTGAAGAAAAGAATTTTCAAAGCTACAGCCGCCTCCGGGCGGCTTTTTCATATCCACACCAAGCCTCGCACCCGCGGGGCTTTTTCTTTTTCCGGAGCCGACATGAAAGAGGCTTACTTTGATCCGGCGCTGCAGAAACACCTCGAGCGCCGGGCGCTGATCCACAAATGGCAAGCACGCAAAGCGCTCATCAAAAAGTACCGAATTCTCATCGCCAGCAGCGCAGCTTCCGTCTCGATGGTCGCTGCGCTTTTCTTTTGGAAGATTTATCCGCTCATCCAGGAGCATCTATGACAGAAGCAAAGGTTTACACCGCAATCTCTGAGCTCACAGACGAGCTCAGACAACACGGCATCGAAAAGGCCAAAAAGTCGCAGGGCGGACAGTTCAACTACGCCTACCGAGGCATCGAGGACGTGTACGCAGCGCTCGCTCCTCTGCTGCCGAAGCATCACATCGTTATCGCCCCGGTGCGAATCGAGAAGGAGCCGGACAGCACAGCCGGCAAGATGAGGCTCGTGCGTATCAAGGTGTCGTACCAGATCACCAGCACGGAAGACGGCAGCCACTTCTGCGTCGAGTCTCTCGGCGAAGGAGCAGACACCGGCGACAAGGCCGCAGGCAAAGCGATGAGCTACGCTTACAAAAGCCTCATGTTTCAGCTCTTCTGCATTCCCGTCGCAGGAATTCCTGACAGCGACAAACAGCAGTCGCCGGCGCCGGAAGAAGCGCGCCCGTTCATTGACAACGATCTCGTTGACCGGAACCGCATGGCCGCCAATACCGGCAAGGAGGCATGGGTCGAGTTCTGGAAGAGTTGTTCAAAGGATGAGCGCGAAGCCCTGCGCACATCCGGCGAAGTCGATCTTGCCAAGAAGATCATCGAAGCCATGCAGGGAGGTTTGCCATGAGTAGCCCGCTTCAGCAGACAGCGCAATGGTTCGCAGACCGCTGCGGTTGCTTGACGGCTTCACGCGCTGCTGCCGTGCTTCAGCGCAGAAAGGACGGAAAGCCCACTGCTGCCTATGAGGCTCTGATTGACACACTCATCTGCGAGCGTGTCACAAACCAACCGGAAGGCATCGGCAATCCGCCGTCAATCCAATGGGGGCGCGACCACGAGGATGAAGCGCGCGATGCCTACGAAGACGCTACCGGTGAACTCGTGGACCTCGTGGGATTTATCCCGCACCCAACGATTGAGTTCTTCGGAGCGTCCCCCGACGGTCTTGTGGGAGAAGACGGACTACTCGAAATCAAGTGCCCGTACAGCACAAATGTTCACCTGCAGCGCGTGGCCGCGGGAATTGTGCCTGAAGAGTACAAACCGCAGATGCTCGTGCAACTGCTCTGTACCGGTCGCAAATGGGTTGACTTCGTGAGCTACGACCCGCGCCTTTCCGGCGCATGGTCGCCAGCCAAGCTTTTCATCGCGCGGTATGAGCCAACGCAAGACGAACTTAATACCGCTCTGGAGCAATGTGAGACGTTCCTTGCCGAAGTCAAAACGCGTTTCGACGCACTTGCGAGAGCTGTTATCAAGGAAAAAGCTCCACAACCAAATTTTGCCAGGACACGTCCGGGTGCACCCAACGAGGCTTGGGTCAAAGCTTACGCACAATGAACCAACTAAGGAGCGGCCGCAGAAATGCGGCTTTTTTCATTCATGACAAAAAGATTCGAGATTGATCCCCGCCTCAAGAAGATAGCGGATCACTACGGCTTCGACGCTCAAGCCGAAAAGACAATCGAAGAGATGGCCGAATTGATCGTCGCCATCAAAAACCTCAAAAAGTTTGACGGTTGCGAGGCCGACCATCTTGTGAACTTTTTCGAGGAACTGGCCGACGTCAAGATCATGGTCGACCAACTCATTTACCTGCATAACAAAACTGCCCCAGAAGACTACGACGTGGAGTCGGAAGTCGAGTTCAAGATCAATCGTCAGCTGAAACGCATCGAGGCCGAGAAGGAGGAGCCATGAGCGAGGCCAAAATAGTCTGGCACAAGCATCCGGACGAAGTGCCATCAAGATTCGACAAATATCTTGTCTCTATCCAATCGCCTACTGGGGCTGTCTTCGTTGACACGCTGTTCTACAGCAACTTTATAAAGAGCTGGCTGGATTTGAACATTTTGGATCAAGTGCTCGCATGGGCAGAGATGCCAGAGCCATACAAGTCAGAGTAACCACCTTCGGTCGCCCGCCGGTTCCTCCCGCAGGCTTTTCCATCCGGTGCGCGGCCAACTTTCTTCGGCCGCCTCCCGTGATGTGTGCAAGCGTAGGGTACTGCGCGGGCGGTGGCCTTCCATTGGAGAGATATCCATGACAATTGAAGAAATTCGTGGCCAGATTTGGGATACCGTTCTGAAAGCAGTCGTAACTCACGGAACAAACACCCCTGAAACTCTGGCCAAATCTCTAACGAGTGCTCAAGAGATTATCGCGAACTGGAATCCTTGCGAGTCAGCTCATCGAGCAGAGAGCGAAGATAAAGCGCTTGCACACGAGCCTTCTCACGAATGACATCATCAGGGCTCTTAGCGGGGTTCGCCAGACCATAAGTTTGTTGGTCGGGCAAGTTAATTTGTCCCGCCTGTACGAGTTCTGCAATCAGTGCAACAGCGCTGTCTTGGTCAAAAGATTTCATATCTTCTTCCTTTCAGTGAATGATTAAAGGTGTCGAACTTAGGATGCCCGACACACGAATGATTTCACTGAAAGGAGCCAAAAGGCAAAAAGAGCGGCTCCAGAATCGGTTATACTTTCCCTGCTTCTAAATCGAAGCGCGGGATTGGCGTCCCGTTTCTAGAAGGCGGTCAGCCGCCAAGTTGTCGTGAGCGGCTTTTTTGTTGGTTGATCGCAAGGGAGTAACCATCCGTTACCCCCTTTGCAAGTCTCCTTTACGGGCGGGCTTGCAGGCTCCTTCGGGAGGCCGGAGCCTTCTAGCCGGTACGCCAACCTGCAACGCCCGCCCACCATGATTGGCGTCGTGGTGCCGGGAACACAACCCGTACTAGAAGGAGACAGCAATGTCTGCACTCGCTATTTTCTCGTTCGAGAACTCTCAGGTTCGCACCCTCGGCACGGCCGAAACTCCTCTTTTCGTAGCAATCGACATCTGCACAGCGTTGGGGCTATCCAACGCTCGCAAAGCCGTTGCTGATCACGTCGATACGGAAGACATCATCAAAGCTGAGATCGAAACCAAGGGAGGCCGCCAAACGGTCAACTGCGTCAACGAGTCCGGCCTCTACGCCCTGATCTTCGGCTCAAAGCTCGAAAACGCCAAACGCTTCAAGCGTTGGGTCACAAACGAGGTTCTGCCCGCCATCCGCAAACAGGGTCATTACGAATGCCCGATCGCAACCATCACGCCCTCGCAACAGCTCCAGCTGCGCGAGGAAGTCGCCAGACGTGCCAAGGCTGTATCAGCTCACTACCAGACCGTGTATCGCGCGCTCTACGCACGCTTCCAAGTCCCGCGCTACACCGAAATCCTCGCAAAGGACTTCGGCGCCGCGATCGACTTCATCCGCACGGTTGACCTGAGAACGCCCGTCGTCCGCGATGAAGAGCCGGCTCACGAGATGCTTCCGACTGCCAAGGCGCAAGTCCTTGCCTCGGTCGAGTTCTGCGAGCACGTCCGCACGCTCGTCTATTGCTGGCGATACCTCTTCAAAAAGGAAATCGATCTTGTCTATCAAACCATGCGTGCCATGAAGTCGCCTCACGCGCCCATGCTCTGGGAGGCCATCCACGATCTGAACCTCATCTTCCTCGAGAAGGACCTCGAGAAGGTCGGATTCCCAGTCAAGGAGCTGAAGTGCTACCAATATTGGGCCGCACACAACAACGCTGAATAAACAAATCCACAGCCGCCTCCGGGCGGCTTTTTTATGCCATGAGCAAACAAAAGAAAAAGCGCACAAAAAAGTACCAACCCGGCAGGCCGAAGATTCCAACGTGGGCTTATGACGCTTGGGGCCAACTGACTGAGTCCGACATCAAGCGCATCGACGACGTGGTCAATGTCGATCTCAATTTGATCGTATGTTCCCAATCGGATCAAATTGAGATCGGAAGAGCGTCGTGTA